TGATCTTCAGCTCCTGTGCTTCCATCGACTGATTGACGCGCTGCAGCATCTGCATCATGCCCTGCAGCTCCTGCGTCAGCACCTGAATCTGCTGATTTGCAGCCTGCAGCGCCGGGTCTTCCTGATCCTGCAGCAGCTTCGGGTCAATGGTCTTGCGCAGGCGCTCAGCAAGCTCATCGGCGCCAGGCCAGTCCATGTTCTTCACAAACAGGTCGCCCGCCACCGCCCACAGTTGCGGCGAACCCTGCAGGATCTGCGACATAGCGTCCATCGCCTCCTGACGCTTGGTCAGGTACGACGGGCCAGTCGTGACCACAACGTCGTACTTGCCGACGCCGGGGTTGTAGATCTTGGCGATCACTACGCCAGCCTGGTCCCTGACCTCACGCACCGGCTCGGGTTGATTCGGGTCCAAGCGCGCCATGCGCGTCTCGCCGTCAATGCCGATGATGCGGGCAATGCGCTGGGTGTCGTAGATTTTCGGGATTAGGTCAACGATCTGGCGCGTCACATAACGTACGGCACGTGCCAGATTGTCCACGTAGTGATACGTGCCTGTGTCACTTTGCTTCTCACGAGCCAGAATAGCGCGGCCCGAACGTTCATTGGAAGTCTGCCCCAGAGACGAGTCGTACTGCCCCGTCGTCGATTTGATGTCATCAGACGCGCCCATCTTGGCCGCAATCAGGCCCTGCTGGGCCATCGGCGGCTGCGCGCGCTGCGGCAGCGGGAACGAATTTCCAGCGCCGTCAGATGCGTCGGGGTTTACTTCCAGATACGGCCAGTTCTGCGTGTTGGCCGTCTTCCACTGGTGCTCGTAGCCCTCAAACTGCCCGCCGTAGCCGATAAACGGCGCTTTGGGCGCCAAGGCCAGCATCTCTGCTTCCTGCGACACCCAGTAGTTGTACATGCGCTGGGCGTCCTTGGCGTTGCGCACCAAGCCCGAGATGTGGACCTCTCCGTCCACCTCAAACTCGTTGCCCACCACGCGCACTACGGGGATTGACTTGCCGGCCCAATCCTGTTCTTCGAGCTTTTCGTAGCCGTTGGTCTTGCACCACTTCACAACCTTCTGATCTGCCTCTCGGCTGCGCAGGGGCTTCAGCCCCATGAATTCCATCTGCTTTGCCTCTGGCGAGCCGGCAAACGCCGTCATGCCGCCAGGGTACAGGTGCAGGGTCTTGCGCTCGGTGACGATGTAGAAGTACTCGGCAATCCGAACCATGTTCTCGTTCAGCCAGTACCCAGCCGTTGAGTCGCCTACGCTGTACGACAGCAGAGTCGAAACCGGCGCCGCCTTGGGGTAAAGCCGCTCGTATTCCTGCCGCGTCAAATCCTGCGTGATAAAACACCACTGCGCGTCCGACCCGCACGGGTCTTGCATCAGCGGGTCCATGTACACGCTGAAAGAGTTGCGAATGCGGCCGATGCGAATGTCCTGATCAAACGTGTTGGCGTCCACGTACTCCGTCAGGATGCGGATGTAGCCCTCGCCAAACGTGACTTGGTTCTCGCAGGCGGTGTCGTAGGCCACGTCCGCGTCGGACATGTACTCGATGTGCCGCACCATGCCGTCATAGATTTCAGCCACCTCGGGATCGGCCTGGTCGTCCGCCGGAATGACCTTGCCGCTGGGCCGATTCTGCCGCTGGTCGTTGGTGACGCTGCGAACGTGCTGCGGCAGCTTGTTGATCGTCAGGCACGGCCTGGCATTAATCGTCTGTCCCTGCACACTGCCGCGGGTAGCCAGCACGTCCTGCGGCCACTGCCACGAATTGTCAGAACTGCCGGCATAGAACTTGAGATCGTCCAGTTCGTTCTGCCGGGTGTTGGAAAACGCCGCCTGCGCCATTTTCATGCGGTGGCGCATCTCCGTCAGGAACGACGATTCCTCCGACGCGCCGCTGGCGACCGTCTTTGCGCCGGCCATGCCGGTTTCGGGCGAGTACGTGGCCATCAGAGTGTCCGCAGGTTACTTTTTCTTCGGCGCCGGCCGCTGCGCCTCGCGCTTGACGCTATACGCAATGGCTACGGCCTGCTTTGCAGGCCTGCCGGCAGTCATTTCGGCCTTCACGTTCTTGCGGAACGCCTCTTTGGACGACGATTTTACCAGCGGCATGTCATTTCCCCTTCGGCTTGGCCGTTTTAGCCGACTCGCGGAACGCCTTGGCGGTGGGTGCGCCCGCCGCGCCGGGCTTGCGCATTTTCTCACCGCTGCCGGCAGCAATGCGCTCGCGCTTGGCGTTGATGTTGGCGTAGAGACCGGGTTTCGTGGGTTTCGTGGCCATTTTCCGCTCCTGCGTCAGCACTTCCAGCGTTTCAGGGCGGCTTTGGCTCGCTCGCCGTTCTCGGCTTTCGCGGCTACGGCAGACATTCTCGAGCAAAACGACTTCTTCCGCGCAGCGTCCGCCTCAGTCTTCGGATTCGGCGCCGGAGCCTTCAGATTCGACCCCGTTTCGCGGTTATACCGCTCGCGGCCCTTGGCCGTCAGGCCAGCGCCCTGCTTCGTCGGAAGCTTTTCGCCCCGACCGACGCTCAGAGACACGGATTTCTTCGCCATCAGTGCGCCATCCAACCCGCTGACACCATGCCGCGCTCGCTGACTGTGCGGCGCTGCGTGCGCTCAGTATACTCCCTGTGAGCCAACGGGAACGCAAACGTGCATGCCAATGCGTCAGCCGCGTCCGGCGATGCCAGTCCGCGAGACTTCATGTCTTTCTTCGACTCCAAATACACCGTGCCGCTGCTGTCGGGCTTGGTCTTCGGCGCCGTCAGGTCTGTCTTCAACTGCCGGTCCTTGGGAATCGACGCCGACTTCAGCCAGTCCCGCATCGTGCCCCACAACTCGGCCCGTTTGTTCCCCCACATGATGCTGGCCTTGGCCTTCCAGCCAAAATTCACGCCGCGCACCTTATACCGCTGCTCCACCAGGCGGTCCAGAATCCCGTAACCCAACCCGCCCTCGTCAATCACCGTCAGCGCAGGCTGGAAATCCTCGATGGCCTCGATGACGTGCCCAACCACCGTCATCGTGTCGTCGCCCCGATACCGCCTGATAGCCAGCAGGTCGCGCCCCTGGCGGGCCACGATCACAGTGCTGTCCGCCCCGCTGCGGGCGGGGTCCACCCCCAGCACAATCGCAGCGCTCGGGTCTTTCCAGACGGGGCGCTTTTCGGCGTCCTCCACCAGGCGCGGCGAAATAAACTGGTCTTCGCCCTGCGCCGGAAACTCGCCGTACACCTCCACCCGAGCCTGCGGCGAATCCTCGCCGTACTCGTCGATGATCTGCTGGTAAACGCGCGGGTCCGTGCCCTCCACGGTGCGCGCGTCAATCTGCATCGTCTTCCAGAAATCCCGTTTGGCGTGGAAGCACTCGAAAAAATACCCGGTGTTCTTTCGAGGGTTACTGAACGCCAGCCAATACCTGTCCAGAATGTTCTCGGTAAAAAACCCCGCGCCGACAGGCCAGATCGCATCCGCAATACCCGACGCTTCGTCGAATATCAGCATCATTCCGTCCATGTTGTGAGTGCCGGCATACGCATCCGGGTTTTCCTCACTCCACAGGCGGCCTTCGGCGGCCCAGTACCGGGTGCCCTTTTTCAAATCCCGCTCAACAATCTGCGTCAGCCACTGCGCCGGCACGAGCTTCGTCGCACTGATTTCCCACCAGTGCGAGTTAATCGCCATCGCAGCCCACTTCGTCAGCTCGCCCCAGGTCACGCCCCTGAGCTGCGCCTCGCTGTTCGCGGAAACCATCACCGTGCTGCCGATTCGCGTGGTGAGCATCCACAGAATCAGCCAGCTCACCAGCGCCGATTTACCGATCCCCCGGCCGCTGGAAACCGCTGCCCGCAGGGTATCCATCTCCAACTGCCCGCGGTTTGCCGCAATGTGATCCCTGAGCATCCGCAACACCCGTCGCTGCCATTTCCTCGGGCCGTCAAACCGCTCCAGCGGCGTATTCGCCTGCCCCCAGGGAAACGCCAACAACACAAACGCCTCGGGGTCGTCCTTAATCTGCGGCCCCCACAGCCGCGTCATCAACGCCTGTTCTTCGCCGGGGGTGTATACGGGTCGCTGCATCAAACCGCCTCGTTTACCGGCAGCGTCCGCGCCAGCGGTTTGCGGACTTCCACAGCGTCCTCAACCTCCACGGCCAGGCCACGCGCCACGCGCCCCTGCGCCGCCTCTAAGGCCGCCGTAATCGATATCTGCTGCGCCACGTCCACCTGCACCTGCTGCTTCGCCACCCAATCGTGCCGGTGCTTCAGAAACTCCAGCGCCGCCTTCGCGTCTCCAGCCTCCGCAGCCTCGTACACCGTGCGCGACATCGTGATCTCACTGTCCGCCCGCCCCTTCATCTCGGCAATCTCCGCAATGGGGTCCATGAGCTTCAAGCGAGCCAACTCCACCGGCAACATACCTGCCGCCAGCGCAAGCGAATCGCCGCGCAATCCCAGCTTCGCGCCTTCGTATATGCGCTCCAACGCCTCAGGCGTGGCCTTCAGCTCTCTGGCAGTGACGGGTAAGTCTCGGAAGACGGAGAGTTGCATGCCAGCAGTGTAATGCAACGTAAAAAAA